GCGGGCCATGACGCCGGCCACGTAAGGCGCGGGGTCTTCGCCGCCGTTTACTGCTGGCCAGATTGCATACATGCGGTCGTTGCCGTTGGCTGTGACCCATGCAGACGCTTCTGTCGCGGTGTCAATTGTTGCAACGCTGGAAACGAGGCCAGCAATGGCAACCGCACGGAGAGCGGAGGCGACGGCTTTCACGTCGTCAATCGTGGTGGTTGCATAAGCGCCTTCGGCGACGATGATGCGGGGCGTTACGTTAAGTTCAGATTGAGCTTTGCGCAGGGCGTGAACGCCTGTGAGCAAGCTGGAGCTTCCAGCGACATCCGCAGCGGCGGCGACCCGCACCACCACGACAACGGCTCCGGTCTGTTTGTAAATAGCTTCAATGGCTTTTGCGAGGTAGCTGGTCGCGCCGAGCTTGGTCGATAGGCCAGTTGGGGATGTCACGAGGACGGGCGTGTTGAGCGGAAAATCTACGCTGGTGTTGCCGGTGCCGACAAGGCCGATGACAGAAGACGAGAGGGTTTTGATCGGGCGTGGCCCGCCTGTTATTTCTTGGACTTCTACTCCGTGGAGAAAATTTGACATGGTTTTTTAGTGGTTGCGGTTGCGGGTGAGAGAGTGAGGGGATCGTCTTGCGGTGTCTTCTGCGGGGACTTCCTTAGAATTTGATGCAGTAGAGGAGCGCGATGTTGCGCGGGCGGGTTTCGGTGGTTCCAGCAGGGGATTGGCTGCTTGTAGTGAAACCGTGCTGGTGGCGGACGGATGCGCCTCCTGAACTGTATTGTGCCGTGGAAAGGCTGCCTCCAGTCGCGGCTGGATCGCCCAATCCCGAACCTTCAGCATTATTTCTAAAAGTTGTATTGTGGGTATGGTCTGGCGAGTCATTCCCTGTAGTTCCAGAGTGCGTGTGGCTGATTACTCCATCCTCTTGCTTGGCTCCAAAAGTGCCAGCGGCAACGCCATCGCTATTCGTTCCTGATCCGCGCACGAAGTATCCGCGCATATCTGGAAGTGGCAGGCGTTTATTTGCTGCAAAATCTGCTGAGGCGCTTACGCCGCGAGTTGATGCCGCGCCTGTGCTCGTCTGGATGGGCAAAAGTGTGTTGCTCCAACTTGCCCACAGCACTGCGAAAAGTTCGTCATAGTTTTGGCTGTCATAAAAAGCCCCGCTTGATGCAGACCCGATAGTTAGGCCGTTTGCGGGTAGCCAGCCGCTCGGAGCGGAGGTTCTTGCAAATGGCATCACGGCACCGGGCGGGACAAATAGAGCGGCGGCACTGGCAAGTCCTGCGGGGGTCACTGCGCGGCTGGTGTCAGTGCCCGTCTGCGTCTCGGCATTGGTTGCAAGTTCGACGATTCCTTGAATGGATGTTGTGGCCGATCGGTCGATAGGAACGAAAGCGGTGAGGACATCAGCCAGTCCTTTGGGTGTGACTGCGCGGGTGGTATCTGTCGCGGTAAGCAATTCGTTTTGCGTTGCGATTTCAATAATTCCCGCCCTTGTTTCAGTCGCAGTGCGGCTGGCAAGGCTTGCCGGAGTCACTGCGCGAGCGGTATCCGTTCCTGTTTGTGTTTCGGCGCTTGTCGCAAGTTCGACTATGCCCGCCCTTGTTTCAGTCGCAGTGCGGCTGGCAAGGCTTGCCGGAGTCACTGCGCGAGCGGTATCCGTTCCTGTTTGTGTTTCGGCGCTTGTCGCAAGTTCGACTATGCCCGCCCGTGCATCTGTTGCCGTGCGGCTGGCGAGACCAGCTGGCGTTACGGCGCGGCCTGCATCGGTTCCAGCTTGCGTCTGCTCGCTTGTCGCCAGTTTAACGATACCAGATTCATCGTTGCTGGCACCATCGGTTTTTGCCACATAAAGCTGAGTGAGAACATGGCCTAAATTTGCAGGAGTGATCGAGCGTGTCGTATTTGTTCCAAGAACGCTTTCATCATTTGTCGCCAGTTGCACGATACCAGCCCGTGTAGTTGTAGCGGTGCGACTTGCCAGAGCGGCAGGAGTCACGGCCTTGTTTGTATCCGTTCCGGTCTGCGTTTCGGTGCTGCTTGCCAATACGACTACGCCGGCGCGGCCTGTTGTGGCTGTTCGGTCCACGAGCCGGGCAACGGTGAGCGCCTTGGTTGCATCCGGCACGAGTGCCTGTGCCTCGGTTGTGGAGGCCAGAGCGATGACACCACGGCGGGATTCTGTGGCTGTGACCTGGGCGAGCTTGAGCGGCGTGATGATCTTAGTGTCGGTTGTTCCTGCTTGCGCTTCGGCTGTTGTGGCGATGGCGAGAACGCCGAGGCGGGTTTCGTTGGCCTGCGCGTAGGAAAACCCTGCTTCTCCCACCGTGACTGACCCCGGAGGAACATTGGTCATCACAAAATCCATCGCAAAGAGTGCGCTGGCCGTGCTGCCTTTTGTGAGGATGACGCCTGTCTGCGAATATACGGCGAACAGGACATTGTTGTTCGTGTAGAGGCCGATTTCCTTGACCGAGTAGGAGTCTGCGGAATCGTCCTGCGCCGTGAGGTGGATCGTGCCGGGGACTGGCACACTGCTGCCGCTTGGATCGAGGCGCTTGATCTCAGTTTGCAGTGCCGTGCGGGTGGCCAGTGGCGTATAGCCTCCGCTTCCGATTGCGATCTTTGTAAGGGTTACTGGGCCGATGGCCCCACCCACTTGGGCGATGGCAGCGCGGCCTGCGTTGGTGATGACGAATTGAAGGGCCATAAGTGTTAGTAGGTGGCTGCGCAGTCGAGCCGGTTAAATGTGGCGGGGCGGCAGATGCCGACGATGTTCACGCTGCCAACGAAAGATTCGAGGGCTTCAAGCGTGAAATCACTCCGCACCGGCTTGACGGCTGCGACGGCTTTGGTGATTGAGTCTTGAACGGCGGCAGGGGTCTGGAGCCAGCCGAGGGCGATATTGAAAGTGTGCGGGTCGCCTTTCGGCGTGGTCTGCCACCACTCTGTGAGCTTAAGAGAAATGCCGAAGGAGTTGAGGAGCGTGCGGACGGCGGCGACCGTTCCTTTTTTGCGGTGAATCTCTGCGCTGTTCTTGATGACGTTGCGCTTGGTTGCCGTTGTCCAGTTGGCATCCCACTCATCAACCGATGCGGCCCAGGCTAACCACGGGAGGAGGTTTTCGGGGCAGGTATCGGCGTTCCAAAGCGAGCGGATCGGCGTTGAGATGGTGCCAAGTCGAGCGGCTGCGAGAGAGAGAGATCGCTCCGGGCTGGTGGCGTTGGGCGGCAGGAGGTCGCGCAGTGTGATGTCCGCAGCGATTTCGTCTTCGTTGGCGGGGTCGCCATAAACGACATTTGTGCGGTTCGTCCATGCGACTTTTATGGCAACCTTGGTGTCGAGAAGATCGCCAGCCGAGCTGTATTCTTGACGAAGAATGTTCCACAGGAGGTCGGTGGTTTTCGCAGCGTTCGGGGCTTGTCCGTAGTAAAAGAAATTCCCGTCTTGGTCGGAAAGATATTGGTAAATGGAGCGGCTCATTTTACTGGCTCAAGCCTCCATATGTCAGAGTGATCGCGGTGCAGAATGGCGCTTGCGTGTGGTCACAGGTGATGTCTGCGGAGGGCGACGTAAGCGTGACTTTTTGAACGCCATCCACATGGAGCGCGGCGAAGATCGCAGAGCGGTTGATGTCGTTGCCAACTTTGTGATTCTGCGTGGCGAAGGCTTGGGCGCTGTCTCGGGCCTCCTGCATGACCACTTCCGAGTCGGGGCCGGGAAAGGTGAAGATCGTCGCCGTTATTGCATAGTTTGCAATCGTCGCGCCTTGCACGGTGACGGCATCCGTGAGCGGGCGGACGCTTTCGGCGTTGAGTGCCTGCGTGACATTGGAAATGACGGTTGCCGAGGGGGCGCCGTTGCCTGTGAGGCCGAGGACGGTCACGAGGACATTGCCGGGGGAGACGGTGGGAGGGCCGACGATGGTGGCGTGTTTGACGCCGGCCACTTTCAGAGCGTGGTAGAGGTAACTCCCTTCCGGGCCTGCCGTGCTCAAGCCCTCAAGGGCGAGTGTGACGCGATAGCGAAAATCGGTGTCGGTCTCCATCACGGCCAAGCGCGGAGGAATTGCTGTCGGGGCGGCGGGAACGAGGATTTTGCGCGAGGTTCCGAAGATGGCTCCGAGTTGGTCGAGGTCAGCGCCGGTTGCATAGGCGAGCATGACGCCACGGGCGGCATCGTTGACTCGTTGCCGGATGAGCATTTCTCGGTAGGCGCAGACTTCCAGAATCTTAAAGGCGGGGTCGCTCTCCACGATGGCGGTAAAGGCGGGATCGCGGGCTTTGAGGTCGTCCACCATCTCTTGCAGGATTGCGGCGTAGTCGAGGCTTTCGACAATCGTCGGCGCGGGGAGACTGCTGAGGTCGATTGGCGTGTAGCTCATACAACCATTCCGTCGAGCGTTAGCGCGGTTCCGGTGGGTAAATAGACGCCTTCGAGGGCGATGGTGATCTTGCCGGGTTCGATAGCCTGGGCGATGACTCGCGTGATCTCAACGCGAGGCTCCCATTTGCGGATCGCCTCGATGGTCGCAACGTAAATTTCGACGATGGTTCCGCGATTCATGGGGGCGTCCACCAGGTCGAACAGGCGCGAGCCGTAGTCTCGGAGCATGACGCGAGAGCCGAGCGGGGTCGTGAGAATGTCCCGTATCGACTGCTTCAAATGGTCCAGACCGGAAAGCGCCTTGCCGGTGTCGCTGCTCATGCCTCGCATGGGGCGAGATTTTATGGCTGCGCTTGGGGGTGTCTTCTGCGGGGACTTCCCGCAGGAAGGTCAGAAAGGTTGAACCACAATCGAGCGCCGGGGCAGGCGCGAGATAGAGCAACCGAAGGTTGGCCCGAAGGGCGAGACTCGCGGGAGCGAGCGAGTCAAAGGACACGGAGAGCACGGAGGGTCGGATTATTTTATCTTAGGAAGCAGGAGGAGAAATTTGAGCGGAGTTGGTCTGGCATGACCCAATTTTTTTCTGGTTGGTTATGAAATTAGCAATCGAATCCAAGACCTGTCTTGCTCCTAAAATTTGATTAGATATCGCCTCAATTTGTTGCACGGTGGCGTTGTTGGCGATGGCCGAAGCAAGTTCGGCGTTTAATAGACTAATTTGTCCTTGGATTTCTGCTTCCATCAGACTTACTGCTGAGTCGAATGCAGAAACCGCCATCTGTTCCATTGCCAGTAGAAGCTGCTGATACCACATTGGATCAATGATTCCAGAAAAGTGCTCGACTATTGTTTTTATTGGGTTTGCGGCAGTCAATAAGGCTTGAACCGCCGCAAGCGTTGGGATGAACGGGAGAGATAAAAGAGTTTGCATGAGCGAAAGCTGAACATGTGCGCAAATGCTCTTTTCTGCTGCTTTAACCCTTGCTTCTAAGCCTTGTAATTGAGCGTTTAGGTCTTGTTTGCAATTCATGTCAGCCATATTTTTATCCTTGTAAGTTTATTCCACTGCTATCGATTTTAATTTTTGAACCTCCAAACGAGATACTTACGCTTGATGATGTCATGATTATTATGCCCTGCTCTGTGAGTGCTGTTATGGTTTTGTCAGCTATTAAAATTTTTGCATCGCTGCCGATTTGGGCGAGGATTCTTGAAGCGGTAATTTCGGTTTTGGCATCGTCTCCAACTTTCGCCGTGATCTTTGATGGCGTGATCTCGGTTTCCGCATTCTCTCCGACTTTGACGGTGGCTTTTCCGCTTGGCAGTTGCAGGAGGTGCGTGTGGTTCTCCCGGTCGTATTCGAGGATTGCGCCATCCTTGTAGGTGGTGCGGCTGATCTCGGCTTTGTCAGCGTTTGCGGGGTAGTCGTTCTTATAGACTCCTCCAGGCATGACGTAGCCCGCTGAGAGTTCGCCGCCGGGGGCCATGACGATGACCTGCTCGCCCACTTCTGGTGCGTGCCATGTTCTGTCTTCACCGGCGCGGCTGGCGAGCCACGGGAGCCATGCGCTGGTGTTGTCTCCCATCGTGACACGTAGCCGTGCCTTGGCGTAGTCCGCTTCCAGCACGGTGCCGGGTCGGATCGTGTTCGAGAGTCGACGCTCAAGCTCTCCGATGCGGGCGTTGCTCATGTGGCGAGGATGTCTTGGATCGGCACATAGTCCGGCTCGTGCGGGATGCCGATCTTGGGAACCCATGAAGCGCGGATGTCTGTGGGCAGTGCTCCACCTTCTGGCCATGCGGTTTCACCGAGGAGGCAGGTATGTTCCCACTCGACGCGCCAGACTTCGTATTCGGGATTCTCGGCGTCAAATTCCTGCGGGGTCGCGGCGATGAAACGGGCGGGGGTCACTGGCATTCCGAACCGTTGGCCTTGAAGGAAGGCCGCGAAGTTTGCCGACATGAGGCGCACCGCGAATTTGTTGCCAGCCTTGTAGGAGTAGATGAGCGAGGCGGAAAAGCGGATGTCCACCTGGAGTTGCTGCGTTCCGACATCCGAGGGGTCTGATGGCTCGATGGTGTCGAGTTCGAATGTGATGGCTGGCACTTCCAGCTTTTCGAGATAACGCGAATAGGCGGCGATGGTTTTGACCGATGCGCCAAACTTGGCGTTGATCTTCTCGGCGATCTTCGTGTGCAGGACGGCGAGGTCTATTTGCTGAGTTGCCATTTTAGTTGGGTTTCAAATTCTCGTTGCAGGCGCTCGCCGATTTCCTTTTCCAGACTCCCCATGGCGTCCATGCCGGGGTCGAGGATGTTGACGCCTTCGGATTTTTTAATGGGCAGGCGTTTTTTTCCGACCCGCTCGAAAACATGCCCGCCCATTTTTTTGGAGATGAAGGCACCGGGACGCTTCGCGGGGCCTGCTGTGACTCCGCTTTTTGTTTGGCGGGGCTTCATGGCTTTCAGCGGGATGTTGCGGAGGCCAGCCCATACGCGACCGAGGACGCCATCTTTGCCCATGACTTCGACGCGCATCCTGCCTTTGATGACTTTGCCGGTTACTTTGGTGGCCTTGGAGATTCGCCGGGCG